GATGGGGTCAACATTGGCCGTCCGCAGACCTCGCGGGAGATTGCGGCGCAAGCCGACGCGCTTAAAATCCAGAACAAGTATCCGCTCGCCGGCCAGGAACGGACTCCGGCTCCCCCTTCCGGCGAGGCGAGCAAAACAGCATGGACGCCGGCACCGCCGAAGGCGTGAAATGAGCAATAATCTCGAACATGAGATTTACCGCAGACTTGGGCGCATCGAACATCTCGTCGAGCGCGCGTTACACCTGCTTGAGCAACCCCGCTTCACAGCCAGCATCACCCAAGAGGACACCATGGCCATTGGAAACATCCCAGCCGGTTCAACCGGCACCTTCACCCCGACCTTGCTCGAAAACGGCAGCCCCGTTGTACCCCAACCCACCATCGCCTGGACGTACAGTTGCAGCGATCCTTCTGTGACCATTTCGCCCAGCGCGGACACAACCAGCGCCGTATTCAGCGTGCCGCAGAACGATACCGGCACCTCGTTTCAGGCTGCGGCTTCGGCCATTGCTCCGGACGGCACGACTGTCACCACTCCCCCGGTGACCGTGACCCTGACGCCGGGAACCACCAGCGCGGTGTTCTCCGCGTCCATTGCTCAAACCGCATAAAACCGGGCGGGCCGCTCTAATAGGGGTGGCCCGCAACTTTCAGAGAAAGAGGCCTATTTATGGCGCGTGACGGATTCGATGGTTTGGGCAAGATGCGCGGTGGAGAGAGAAATTCTAGCTACATCCCCAAGCCGCATGGTGAGACAAAGCCGCACGAGACCAGCAAGCAGCAGGAAAAATCGGATGGCGGTAGCGACCAGATTCACTCGGTCCACGAGCACGGCGACGGCACCTTCCACACCGAGCACCCGGACGGTACTCGCGAGGAACATCCCGACCACCTGCATCTATTGGCGCACCTGGGGCACCACCTGACCGGAGGCGATAAGCACCACATCGTGCATCACGATGGCATGGCGGCACACTCGCACTCGATTGACGAGCAGGGCCAGCACGAGGACCATGGGGAGCACAACTCGGCGGATGAAGCCAAGGGTGCTCTCGACAAGTTTCTGGGCGAAGAGGCTCAGGAGCCGCAGCACCAGCACGAAGAAGAAGACGAGGAAGGCCCAGTAATGGGCGGAATGTAGTCAGAACGGGCAGACCGCCCAAGGAGAATGACGTGAAAAAGGTACTTGGATTTATCGGCGCGTTGCTTCTGGCATTGCCCGTTTCAGCGCAGTATTATGGACAATACGCCAGCGACGTCAATGTCAGCAGCTTCGCCTATGGAGTTGCACCCAATGGCGGACCGGCTCTTATTGTTGGAGCTGGCGGCGGAACTTCGGGAAGTTATTCAATCACGCTGGATTACGGAAAGACTTCTACCGGTGCGGGCGGGTATCCTATTTACCCGTTTTCCGGGACCACCTATCCTCCGTTTGCCATCGGCTCCGGCGCGACCTACGAGGTTGTCACTCCGAGTGCGGCATCCTGCACAACCGGCCAAGCGAACAGTTACCAGCAATGCGTATTGACGGCGACTTTCACTTATGCGCATGGCGCTGGAGACGTGGTGAGGGCATCGGATAATGGAGTATTTGAGGCGACTCAATACTTTACGAGCATGGGCGTCCAGCGGCAGGTCGTAACGTTGACCAATGCTCAGATTCTCGCTCTGAACGCAACGCCGGTTCTATTGCTTCCCGCCCCCGGCACCGGCCTGTTTTATGACGTGCTGAAGGCGACTCTCGTTGACGAGAATACCGGCACAGCCTATGCGAGTGGAGGCGTTCTGACGGTCGGATATGGTACAACGGCTGCTACAAATGCTCTTGCATCGACAGTTGCAGCTACTTTCCTCACGTCTGGAACCACTATGCAGGAGATCAATGAAAGCGGGGCATTGAACAGCGTCCTTACCGCTGCCAACGTGCTCAACCAGCCCATCTACATCACCAATGCAACCGGAGCCTTCACTACAGGAACCGGAACCTTGAAGGTGATTCTGGAGTATTCTGTTTCGGTGCAGTAAGGCGGTGTCCTGTGCCAAGCGTTTCCAAGTCGCAGCAGCGGCTATTCCAGGTCGCAGAGCACGCCCCCGGAAAACTCTATTCGAGAAACCGGGGGCTGCTCAAACTCTCCAAGCGGCAGTTGAGCGATTTTGCGTCCGGCTCCGAAAAGGGGAAGCCTGAGCGGAAGGGGAAACTGTATGGCAGGTGAGTGCCAGTTCGATAAAAATTGCGAGTGTGCGGGCAATTACGACAGGTGCCCATATCTGGCCCCTGAGCGGAAGAAAGCACCATTCATGGAGAGGCTTCTGACGGGGCAGGTTGTGGAATTCGTGTCTGGATACTATGCTGCCGATCACATGGTCATGGGAACCAATGGGCGCGTGGTGCGCACTTATCAATCCATCGGTGGCCCATGTGCAATAGTCGTCTTTGCGGACGGCCAGTATCGCAATCTCTATGCGAATCAATGCCGTCTGGTTCAGCCAACAGATGAATTCCTCATCAAGGAGTTTCGCGGCGAGGAATCGTTCAAGAAGGCATTCCAAGAGGTTGCATGAGCGATCACTCCGACTACTGCGCCCGCCATATGTGGAACACGCTCACTCAAGGGCCGTGCTGCCAGTGCATGACCGGCCAGCAAAAGCTGGAGTACGTGCAGCGCCAGGTGCGCATGGCGAAGATGGCATCGGGCGAGTGCATGATTCAATGCCCGTACTGCCTGAGCAGGGTAGGCAAGGATGGCAAGCCGTGCTGCCCAACGATGGGACGGGCTATCGCGGCGGTTCTGGAGAGGGAAGACGTTGTGGACATTCTGATGGAGGCCGCCTCGCGGAATTGAGCATGGTTGAAGCTGGTAGCAAGGTGAAGTTCATGGTTCGGAACCCCGACGGAAGCAAGTTCTTTATGGCTGAGGCAACGGTAAAAGAAGTGACTGGCGAGAATGAGATCATATTGGCGGAGCCGATCCCGGAATTTGTTGGCAAAGGAACGTTGATCTATTTGGAGAAAGCCAATCGCAACTAACATCAAAAAACGAGAGCGGATGGTACTCTGCAAAATCGCCATTCTCAGCGGCGGATTTACGGAAATCTTGCTGCCCAACAGCGACCCCTATGCAAGAAATGTTCTGAGGTGGCGCAAGAGAATGCGGCGCTGCATCCGGCTTGGCCTCCCGTACAACAGAAACGATCTTGGGTTCAAATAGAGATGGCAACTAACGCCACACTTCCGACCAATGCCGACGACGACAGCCTAGATTCTGTCCCGCAGCAGGACGATCCACCTACTTACGGTGAGAACAATCGAGATCTTCCCGAGGACTTGACCAACAAGCTCGAAGCCATCGTCAGGAAGCTCCAGGATCAGGAAATGTACGACCGGCGCATCGAGGTGCTTCTCGACCGCATCATGCGCTTTTACTACGACGGCGTTCAGCACGTCTATCCCAATTGGGCAACGGGGGTCTATCAGGTTGGCACGGCGGGTGGCTACGTCGATATCGGTAACGGTCAGAATGTACAGTGCCCGATGTTCATGGGTGCCTATAACATCTTCCGCGCGCGCTGGCGGTCTCTGGATGCGGTTCTTACGCAGAATCCGCCGGGAGTTGGGTTCGCACCGGACCATCCGCAGGAATCCGAATCCATAGAGGCTGCTGAGACCGCTGAAGGGTTCTGGGAGATGTTCGACCAGGCGGAAAAGGGTGGCCAGGTCAAGCGCATCCAGAAGCGCGTCTCGTACATGATGGGCATGTCTGGCCGGGTAGTTTCGTGGACAAAGACGCTGAAATCCAAGGCGCGATTCGGCGCAAATGACGATGGTGAAGCGCGCTCGATGGAGACTGCGGAAATTTATGGCACGATGGAATCAAAGTTGCCAATAGTCTGCAAGTCATGGGCAGATTCGCCTTATTGCTTCCTCTTTGACGACAAGAACGTGCTGACGCTCAAGGCGCAGAATGAGTGGATTCGCTCCAAGGTGACGGCGGGTGAGGCGTCCATCGGAGAGTCGGACTGGAACCGTTTCGCGCGTATCGGCGTCAAGCAGGCCAAGAAAGGATTCTTCCTCACTGGCCTCGCGCTGAATTACCTCACGACCGAACTGAATGGATTCCTGCGGCCGGAAGTATTTGAGGATAAGCTCTTCGACCCGGCATATCCCGGGGCAGACGAAAACGACGTGCGCGAGGATGGGAAGACGTTCACCTACCGCAATAAATTTCTGCAACTATTTCCAGACGGATGCCACGTAAAGTGGATTGGCAAGACATATTCGGAAAGCTGGAACGAGTGCCCCGACGATGCAATCGATGTGGCATTTCCGATGGAGCGGGATGGACTGACCGGCGGCGCTCTCATGGAGCCGATGAAGGTGATTCAGGATGCCTACAACGACTACATGAACGCCAAGCGCGAGAACTACGAGACCGGCTGGAGCGTCACCTACTTCCGGGGCAACGACGAGGATTATGCGGCCATCTCGAATCAGCGCAGCCGGCCAAACGATTATGTGCTGCTGAAAGAAGGCCCGCCAGATCAGGAGATTGCAAAGTCGGTCATCCACCGCGAAGACCCCGCAGCGCCACCAGAGGGATTCGACCAGGCAATCGAGGAATTGCGCGGTCCAGTGTCACAGGACATTACCGGGGCTCTCCCGGCGCTTCAAGGAACGAGCAACAAGGAGACTACGGCCTCACAACAGGCAATGGACCGCTCACAGGCAATGGGGATGCTGGGGCCGTCGTGGGCCTCCATGCAGATCATGTTCTCGGGCATCGCAGAGAAGGCGGCGCGGCTGGCGTCGAAGAATCCCGATCACGGTACAGAGATTGCGGTTGTCGGCAAGGATGGCCAGAAGATTACCGTCAAGATGGAGCGGCTGAAGAAAGGGAAGTTCCATGCGCATGTGTCGGACTCGTCTTTCCCTGAGACCACGGCGGCGAAACGCGCGAATCTTGCCGATCTTATCAAGATGGCAGCCGCAAGTCCTGTGGGTCAGACTCTTTTCGAGTCCCCCGACAACTGGGAGGAGTTCATTGAACTCAACGGCAATCAAGACCTCGTGTTTATTCCCGCGATTGCGTTTAAGAAGCAGGCCAGGGAACTGGAGATTCTGCTTCAGGAGCCGCCTATCATCCCGACCCCAGAGCAGATTGCCGAGTATTCGATGCAGCACGCTCAACAGACCATTCAGGCAGAGCAGCAGGGCCTTCCTGCCCCGCCGTTCGCTCCTCCGCAGCCGCAACCATCCCTGATGCCTGAAGCGGACGATTACCACAAGTGGGAGTCTGCCAAGTGCCAGGAATACCTCTCCAGCGAGGATTGCTGGCTGCGGTCGAATGTGGCCCAGCCGGACGAGGGCGTGGACCCAGCGCAGGCGCTCGAACAAGCGAAACTTGGCATCCAGAACGTGCGGCTACACAAGGCTGGTCATGATCAGTTCATGGCTCAGCAGGCCATGGCGCAGGCTCAGGCGCAACAGCAGTTGAAACCACCGAGCGAGAGCATAAACTTCAAGGATGAGAGCCCATCGGACAAGGCGCAAATGAATGCGCAGGCGGGCATCAAGGAAGCGGCCCCGGAAGCGCAGGGCGCTGTGCAGAAGAACGCGGCGGCGCCGGGGACAAAAGGAACAGCGACAGTTTAGGAGGACGAGATGAAGGAGAAATTAGCGCGGTTTATAGCATGGAAACTGCCCATGATTGTTGTCTATTGGGCCTCCATACGATTGATATCTTACGCTACATCTACGCCCCCATTTGCCGATCAGGAAGTCGGTAAGATCACGGCCATGCAGGCTCTTGGGCAATGGCCGATGAAGCAATAAGGAGAGTCACATGGACGAACTTGAAGTGATCGAAGGCGCGGAACTCGAAGCTGAAGGTGCTGAATTAAAGACGGAAGGCACACAGGCCGAGACGGAAGGCGCTGAAGGCGTAACGCAGACAACGGAAACCTCTCCAACCTCTGCCGCATCGACGTGGAAGCAGGTCAAGGAGCGCCTGAAGGATTCTCCGGACCTGCACCGCCAGGTCAAGCAGGCGCTTCACTTCATGGAGGATGCCAACCGGCGGATGCCGGACGGGATTGCGAAGGCTCAGGAGCGTCTTCAGCTCATCGCGCAGCTTGACGACAATCCCGACGATCCCGAGTATGTGCCCGGCTCCGCGCCGATTGAAGAGGTCATCTCGAACACGATTGCCGAGCGCGGCTTCTGGCGCGACTTCGACAAGGCGTTTCAGTCCGCTGACCCCAAAGTCGTCAACCAGATGATTGAGGCCAACCCAGCCAGCTTCCAAAAGATTGTTCCCGAGGCGATGGACCGCTTTGCCGAGGTCAATCCGGAGGGCTTCTCCTCTTATATCTGCAAATCGGTATCCGGGTACCTCACGGAAGCGCAAATCCCCTTGCAGTTGGCTCTTTTGGAGCGCGTCCTCCCTCCCGACTCCGACGATCCCGGCCTGAAGACGGTCATTGAGGCGTTCAAGGCGATCAAGGGCGTCGTCGAGCAGATCAACACGACTGCCAAGAAGCCCATCGAGACGAAAACGGTCGCACAGCAACATCAGGCTCAGGGCGGAAACGATCTCGAAACCCGCGAGATGAATATCCTCCACAATGAGTGGCTGGGGGAGATCAAGCCGCGTTCGGAGGCGTTCACGGTCTCGGAAGTGCAGAAAGTCGCTCCCAAGACGAAGTTCACGCAGCCGGAAATCAACTCCATCCGCAATGCAGTCAAGCAGGAGGTCAATGCGCGGGTTGCGACCGATCTCAACTACCAGAAGAAGGTCAAGGGCTTCCTGAAGGCGAAAAACAAGACAGCTTACGCGATGACGGTCGAATCACAGCACAAGAAGATCATTCCAGGAGCTGTCAAGAGGGCCGTGGATGACGTTCTGGCGAAGCGCAAGACGGCAACCGGAGCGAAGGGTAAGCCAGGGACTCAGCAGACGCAGCAGGCCGCAAAGCCGGGGCAGCAGCAGACGAGTAACAGCAAGTTCGAGTACATCGCGCAGTCTCCGACGCGGCTTGGTCTGAAGGTTGACTTCCGGCGCACGTCGAATGAGATGCTGGCGCGGAACGAGGCGTTTGTAGTCGGGCGCACAGGCCCGGTGAAGTGGAAACAAGGAAAGTGAACCCCTGATGGAGAAATCCGTGTCCCCGCGAGGGGGCTTGTTCTCGAAAGAGTAGACCGGTATGGGCACTGTTAGCGGCATCATTCAAGGGGTTGGGATGATGCCTTTGCTTTTACTCTTCGCTGGTCATGCGCTGTGCGATTATCCACTCCAGGGGCCATTTCTCTCTGAAGCAAAAAATCCCCGCAAGCCGATTCCCGGAATACCTTGGGAACACGCGCTTATTGCCCATGCTCTGATCCACGCAGGTATGGTGGCGCTGATCACTGGAAGTTTTACCATTGGCATGTGTGAATTCACCGTTCACTTTGTAACGGACTGGTGTAAATGTGAAGGAAAGTTGACATTTAACCAAGATCAGGCTATCCACTACGCTTGCAAGGTTGCGTGGTGGATGTGTATAGTGGCATTCAAGTAAAGGCTTGGAAGAAAAATTACGGGTGGCGCCCGGTCAAGACAGCCTCTTTCGAGCTTCGCAGACGCGAAACGGTTCCGCACCGGCTCGGCGGGTTACCCCTTGGGGGACTATGAGCAGCTATAGCGATCAAATCTCACACGAGAGAGGATTGTTATGGCTATCGCAGATGCGGCACAGGCTCTTGCATCCGAGCAAGAGTACGTGCGACCGGAATTAGAGAACTACGTCCTGTCGCAAAGCATTCTCCTGAAAGAAGTCCAGAAATCAAAGATTCGCGCGGTCTCTGATCGACCGTCGCGCGTGCCCACCATGCCGTCTCTTGGCGGCAAGCCCCGCGTTGGAAACATGAACGGGTCAGACATGGGCATTGGCTCCGGGCCGACTCAGGTTCCCGGCCAGATCACACCGGTCTGCTACATCCATGCCTTCAGCTACACCAAGCAGGCGGAGTACGCGACCGATACCGACGAGAAGGCCATCGAGAACTTTGCGACCCTGACGCGCACCCTTGCGCCGGAGCGGTTCGCCGACTTTCTCGAAACCATGCTCCAGGGCGATGCCTCGAACACCATCGACACCGTTGTCAGCCTCCAGACCTCTGGCGGCTATATCACCGGCATCAGCGTCAACTCTGCCAACCTGTTCCTCGATGACGAAGACATTGACGTGTGGACCGCAGTTGGCGGCGCATTCGTGACCACCGTCACCGTGCAGGATTCCGATATTTCCTCGAATGTCATCTGGCTGCTGAATCCGGTTCCGGCTGGCACGATCACCGCAGGCATGAAGCTGATGGTTAACGGCGCTTCCGGCCAGGCCAACACCGGCTTGAATGGTCTGCGCTACTACCAGGTGGCCACGAATACCGGCAACTGGCTGACCGTGCAGCGTTCGGCGTGGAACGGCAAGTACATTGCCCAGAACATCCCCGTCAACGGTGCCCTGACCCCGCAGATCGTCCGCGCGGTCCACTCGCAGATCCAACTCGCCATGGGCAAGAAAAAGGCAGACGCGGACGAGCTTGTGGCACATGCGACCGTCAACGAGCAGAATGCCTGGGAGCAAAACGCGCTTCTCGTCCAGCACATCAACATGGCCGAGATGAAGGGCTCCGAGTCCGAGGATATGCTCAAGCGGGAAGCGAGTTCGACGATTGCCGGCCGCCGCTGGCTCATCAACGAGCGCGCAGTACCCGGCTACATCGACTTCCTCGCGCTCAAGAACGCCTCCATGGTCGAAACCAAGTCCATCGACTTTTACGACGTGGGCGGCCAAACACTGTTTGGGCTTATCGGGCAGTCGGGTGGTCAGGCTTCCGGACTGGTCTTTTACATGGTGGCCGAGCTAAACCTAATTTGGGTTCAGACGCGCATGAACGCCTTTTTGAACGGAATTGCAATCGAGAAAGGACTCTACGGGCAGTAGGCCGTAGTCAATAGCGATGTCTGAACGCATACAACTCTGCGGGGAGATTCCCGAGCCGCGCCACTGGCCGCTGACGCCGATGACGCAGTACGGGTGTATCCCCGGCAGAACCGAGCCGCTATTCCGCATCGTCTTCGCCTCCTCGGTGCGGCATCTTGTAGGTGGGGAATTCGCGGATGGCTTTACCGGCTACCGCGCGGCTCC